CTACTAGAACAAAAGCTTGGTTATATGCACGAGCAACTTCATAAATTTTCGCTGGGAATAGAAGGGGTTTTATGTCATTATCTCTATATTTTGTAACTACTCTATAGGGCATCTCTGTTACATCAACCACGATAAATGCAGAATAATCATTTTGCGTACCTCTAGCAACGTCAGCAGTAATTACATACGTATGTCCCTGTTGTGGAGGTATATGCACATCAAGGCCTGCATTAGATTGTTTAGGTTCTCTATAAGGTAATATTTTAAGTTTTTGTGAAGATATGAGAGTATTAATAGAACCAAGAAACTCACACTCAAACTCTGTTTGAAATTGTTGCAGTGAAGTATTCTTAATAGTTTGTTTCTTCCACTCCTCATCACGGCCTGGAATTTCACTCCAATGTACTTCAATAGGGATATATTCGTTTCGTTGTTCTTCTGCATCTACCCATAGTTTATAGAACATATTCATACCATGTGGAGTAGAAACAATCATCACTTTAGTAGTTTTACCTGATGATATAGTAGGGTAAACAGAACTAAAGAACTGTTCGGCTACGTTACTAGGAACATAAGCAAACTCATCAAGGAAAATAATATTATAAGAACCGCCACGAACCGCACTGGCAGAAGTAGAAGACGCAAGAATCTTAGAACCATTTTCAAGTTCCAAACTCCCTTTGTTCCATGACATTACTCCCTGTTGTAACCATTTTGGTAAATGTTCATACGCAAGTTGTAATCTACCTAATAAATCTCTTGCAGTTGCAGCCTTATTCGCAAGGATTGCAACATTAACAGAATCATTAAACAGAACATAATGAAGTAAGTAAGAAATGATAGTAGTCGATTTACCAGACTGTCTAGGAAGTTTACAGATAGTAAAACGATTATTGTGAAACGTGCCTACCATTTCCTTTTGAAAATCATATAAATCAAAAGGAACAAGTCCCTCATCTAGAGAGACAATTTTTATATAACTCTTAATAAAGTAAATAGGGTCTTTCATACATAATGAAAACTCTTCTACTTGTTCCTTTGTCCACTCTTGTTGGACATTAGCCTTTTTAAGATTAGGGTTTCCCAAATATACAGATTCACTCACTACCTTTTCCTTTTATGAGTTTTTGTAATTCAGCAGTAGAACCTACAAACAATGCATTAGTAACATTCTTAGGAGCAGTGTTAGGAACTTCTTTAAGTCTCTTCATCTTTTCTTGTAAGTCTCCTAGTTTTTCGGTAACTTCTGCGACTTGTTTGATAAGATTTCCAGCAACCTCATATCCTCTTGGATGTTCGCCTTCTTTTGCAATCTCCAATATTCCATCAATTGCAATTGAACCTTTTTCAACCAAGTTGTAAAATTGTTTCCTTTGATAAATGTAATCTGATTCAATATTAGCTTCAACTTCTGCAAGACCATCTTTTCCTAACCACTCTTCTCCACTTAACATTGGAGAATCTTCAACTATAATCTCCTGTTTAGGTTTGTGTTCATAGTTCCAAGGTTCATTTTGTAATTTATCTACGTCACTCACAATCCCAAGAGCCTTGTCTAATTCTTTGAGGGGATCAACCATTAATCTTGTTCTTTATCTTCACCTGTTACTGGATCAAAAACTTTTGCATCCGTAAAGAATGAAGTTGTTTCGTTAAATCCAAAATCATCATCGGCATCAGCGTTAGCAGGTGTTGGTGCAACTGTAAATCTTTGTTCTCTGCGTGGAGCAGTATCTTTAAGATCAGTATATTGATCAACTTGAACTGTCTTAATAACCTTACCAGAAGTAACAGGGCCGTAAAGATAAAACTTTGCAGTAAAATCTAAAGTATATATCAATGCTCGTCTAGTTTCAAAGTCTCCCTGATAATTATCTTCATATCCTATACTGTTCAATATAATAGGAACATCTCTTTTAATACCCATATCAGCCATATCATTAATAGTAAGAGTATAGTCTGGTTGGAAGTATGGAAGAATTTGTTCTACAATTTGAAGTGCGTCATCTGACTGTTTAGCCATAACATATAATTGTATACTTAAATTATATGGCACTGGCATAAATTGTGTATCAAGTTGTGTAGAATTTGCACCTTTTACTTTTTTAAACTTCTGTACTCTATTAAGTTTTCTTGCTGAATCGTAAGATAGATTTTGTATTTCAAATCCTATACGTGGAAGAGTAACAGCAACTGTCTTTGATAAATCTGCATCTTCATTTAATCTAGTCAACCATTTTTGTCTTGGGCCATATGCAAGAGGAACTTTCATGGATTGTTTAACGTCACCATTATTATCCTTACGAACTAATTGTATATTATTAAATGTTGTTCCAAAAGCAACAATAACTTTTCTTATTGTCTCATGGTAAAATTGTTGACCTAACATTACGAACTACTCCCTACATCCCCAAATGGATTCGATTCACTAAAATCTAATATTGTATTATCAGCTGATTCAAATAACTCGTTTTGAGCATCCTTAATACCAGATGATGTTCCGTCACCTACTATATAGTCTTCTTGTATCAAGTATTCTTCATTACCACTATCAGCAGAGTTTTCAGCAAGAAGAGAACCAGAGGATGTTGTCATTACACTATCTTCATGTGCAACAAGTAAGTCTGTTTCATTTTCATGTATGATACGACCATCTTCACTTTCTAACTGTACTGCATTGACACTAGCTGTATCTGATTCCAAAGTAAATTGATGATCAGAAGATGCTACACTAATAGCCTCAATTGCATCTATCTCATCTATACCAGTTGAAAGTTCCTCAGAACTATAATCGAATAGACGGCATCTTAACTTATATACAGGATTATTATCTAACTGAAAGAAAGGTTCATCGTGATCTACAAAGTTAACTTGAAACATTTTTTTAAGTATAGGATGATATATCGCATCACCTTCGTATGGACGATCTGAATCTGTAGCTGATGTTTCTGATAGAATATAGAAATCACTACCTTCTAAGTCTGTAGTTATTTCAGCAAGTGTTCCAGACTCTAGTAAAATAGAACCACCCTCTGTACTGTCAGTACCAGACTCTATTGTTATTTGTTTTGTGAGTTCTTGAAATCTTAGTTTATTTACAACAAAGGTTGCTTCACTTAGGTTCTGTAAACCAAACTGATCCATCAATTCTTTTTCACCAGCAAAACCACCATCAGCATTTTCCATATACATTTCTATCTTTGAAGAATCTCTAAAGACAGAAACAGAATCTTCACCTAAAATAGTGTCTTCTGCTACAAGAGTACGATCCATATAAAAGACATCGTGACCGTGTATTTGAATTGCTTCAGCAACTAAATCTGAATATAAACTTTGTTCTGTTGAAATTGCAGCAACATTACTTGTATGAAAAAATGAATTTACAGCCATCCTATTATCCTACCATATAATTAATTGGTAATTCAAATGATAATTGAATTTGATCTTCTAGTCTTTGTTGCTCCTCTATGGCTTGTGAATATATTTGTTCACCATTCATAGTAACACCACCTAACATTGCAACACCACTAAACTTAGAGAGGTTTGCACCCCATTGTTTTTTGATAAGAGAAGTTGCATATCTTTTAAGATATATGTCATCGAATATATCAGTGTATGATGTTGGATCAATTTTACGATAGCACTCTATAATTATAAACTCACTATCAGCAACAATATCATTTTCCCAATCCATATCAATATAAAGACGATTTTGGTGTTGATTAAAACGAATAGGAGTTTCACCTACAAGAATATGTTCTAGAAAATCTAAGTGTTGCATTGTTTGTTGATAGTGCATAACTGAAGTTGAAGAGAAATCATAAAGATCATTTAGTCGTAGTTGATAACGAACATCAAAAAGACTTCCACCTCCACCAGTATCAGTTAACGGAAGAACTCTTAAAATAGAAACAACAGCATCTGGTACAGGTATCCAGTTATTACCTTCTTTCCATGTTGCAGTTACAGATGTATCTACAGTATCCGTTGCAGTTGCTGATGTGTCAGACCTTGCTCGTGTTACGTCAGCCTCTGTTATGAGATGTTTTAGATACATCTTCTCAATACCATCATAGTGATATTGTGCAAAGTATTGTAAAGCCTCATCTAAGCGGTCATCTACTTGGTCATCA